CCAAATACGACGGTAGCCAAAACGCCTGCGCTCCAGTGCCAGCTCAGTGATGCGCCCTGATAAATGCGCATCAGCAGCCGGACGGTGAGCCTCATAGCGGCAGGTCGACAGGGATAAACCTGTAAGCCTGCAGGCACGACGTTGCGACAGACCGGTCGCATCACACATCAACATCACGGCTTCCCGCTTCTGGTCTGTCGTCAGTACTTTCGCCCAAGAGCCACCTGAAGCGCCTCTTTATCCAGCATGGCTTCGGCAAGCAGCTTCTTGAGTCTGGCGTTCTGTTCCTCAAGCGACTTCAGGCGCTTAACTTCAGGCACCTCCATACCGCCATACTTCTTACGCCAGGTGTAAAACGTGGCATCGGAAATGGCATGCTTGCGGCAGAGTTCACGGGCGGGTACCCCAGCTTCGGCTTCGCGGAGAATACTGATGATCTGTTCGTCGGAAAAACGCTTCTTCATGGGGATGTCCTCATGTGGCTTATGAAGACATTACTAACATCGGGGTGTACTAATCAACGGGGAGCAGGTCAGAGGGTCAGTTGATGAGCGCAGATGAAAACTTGTTGAGTAAAATTCAGGAAGTACGGACGGTAGAGGATGTGGAGCAAGTCAATTTGGGCCTTTCTAAAGGCTGGGTGATTTTGATGATCACCGAGAGCTCTACAGTCTGGGAAGATGGCAGCAAAAGCAGCCTTGTTACATATCACATGGGCAAGCCGAAGGCATTGCCGGTCTGATCAAGCCTTACCAAATCAAAAATTTCAATCATATATAGGCCACCTCACGGTGGCCTTTTTTGTTTCCCCTCAACCTTCTGAGAGGATCAACAGCAATAAGAGGGGGCAAAATGTCCGATCCATTAACCGGCACCGGCGCTGTTCTCGGCGGCGGCCTGCTGGGTTCAGTCCTGTACGGCGTCTTTACTCATACAGATTTTGGTGTGGTGTTCGGGGCGTTTGGTGGTGCGGTGTTCTACGTCGCGACAGCCACAAACCTGTCCCGCGCCCGACTGGCAGCATATTTCCTGACGTCGTTTATCGTTGGGGTGCTCGGGGCAGGACTTATTGGCTCACTGCTAAATGCAGCTTCGCACTATGAAAAACCGCTGGATGCACTGGGCGCAGTGATTCTGTCTGCCCTGTGTATAAAAATCCTCACTTATCTTAACAACCAGGATTTGAACAACGTGTTCAAGTTTTTCTCGCGGCTACGCGGGGGAGGGGGAAATGGCAATTGACCCGTCAGCATTCTTTAATGCGTTTATCTGTGCGGCCATAGTTATCGTGCTGATGTTTTACCAGCGACATGGCGCCCGGCATCGCCCCTTTATTTCTGTCCTGGCGTATATAACCGTGCTGGTTTACGCCGCGATCCCCTTGCAGTTCATCTTCGGCCTTTATCGTGATTCCAGTTGGCTGGTGGTGGTCGCAAACATTCTTATCTTCGCCGCCATCCTGAAGGTTCGTGGAAATATGGCGCGGCTGGTTGATCGTCTGAGGCACTAATGAACCAATCACAATTTCAGAAGGCGGCTGGTATCAGCGCCGGATTAGCTGCGCGCTGGTTTCCGCATATCGACGCCGCCATGAAGGAATACGGCATCACCGCACCGCTTGACCAGGCCATGTTTATTGCCCAGATGGGGCATGAAAGCACCAGATTTACCCGGCTGGTGGAGAACCTGAATTACGCGGTTGAAAACCTGGTACCGACGTTCGGTAGCCACCGTATCACGCAACAGCAGGCCGTCGCACTTGGCAGAACGGCAACGCAACCGGCAAACCAGAAAGCGATCGCCAATCTGGTTTACGGCGGTGAGTGGGGAAAAGAACACCTGGGCAATCAGGCTGCCGGTGATGGATGGAAATACCGCGGTCGCGGGCTGAAACAGGTTACCGGCCTGAGTAACTATCGCAGTTGTGGTCACGCGTTGAAACTGGACCTTGTTACCCATCCGGAGCTGCTTGAACAGGATGAATACGCCGCGCGCTCTGCTGCATGGTTCTATGCCTCCCGCGGTTGCCTTCTTCATTCCGGCGACGTGGAACGCGTGACGCTTATTATCAATGGGGGCAGAAACGGGTTGGATAAACGCCGCGCACTATTTAACCTGGCGAAATCCGTTCTGGTGTGAGGTGAATGTGGGGATCGAAACGATAATTGGGCTGGTCGCATTGGTTATTTCCGCTATCGCCGGCGCTTTTGGCCTGGGCCATATTCGCGGCACCAGCAAAGCTGAAGTGAAAGCCGACCAGCAGCGCACCGAAGATAACGCAGCGGCAACGGTCGCAGCAGCCGAACGCCGGGTAGAAGCTACGAAAGAGGCCAGCAATGTACAGCAGACTGTTAACCATATGCCTGGCGACGATGTTGATCGCGAGCTGCGGGACAACTGGACCCGTAAGGGTTGAGGTAGCCGATACGTCTTGCGACTGGGTTAAACCCATCTACTGCACAGCGCACGACTGGGATGTACTGGACAGGCAGACGAAGCGCGACATCCTGGCGCATAACAAAGCGTGGCAGGCTAACTGCCAGAAACAAACCAGAGCCTCGCAATAGCGGGGCTTTTTTTTGCGCATCGCACGCGCAAAAACCACTCAGAACCTTTCAGGATGACCCTTGAGGAACCGGCTGGCGTCGGAGCCTTCTGAGGGCTGGATCTCCTGTGCGACAAGGTTCATCACTAAAAGGTAACTCCGATGAGCGGACTTGTTAGAAATGCAGGAAAAACCTGTTCCGTTAATTCATGTGAACGGCCAGCGCATTGCAAAAGCATGTGCCAGATGCATTATCTGCGACTCTATAAAACCGGCTCCCTCGAAGCAAAATCACCGCTCGATAGATTGAGCAGCAAGTATATGGTTGATGATTCAACCGGATGCTGGAACTGGCTTGCATACATAAATCCAGACGGATATGGAATGTTTAAACACAAAGGGATGATGACCCTGGCCCACAAAGCCAGTTATGAGATATTGGTCAAGAATGTTCCTGATGGCTTTGAACTTGATCACCTCTGCCATAACCGAAAGTGTGTTAACCCAAAACACCTCAGGGTGGTGACCCACACAGTAAACGTCTGGAACCGAATAAAGCCGGTGAGTTCCACTGGGGTGATGGGCGTATCTGTCAGGGAGAGCGGAAAGTACAGGGCAACACTTACGCGAAACGGCGATGTCATTTTTCGAAAGGAATTTGAGACATTATCCGAAGCAACGGCTGCGGTTGAAAAAGCACGATACGAATTTGAGGGGAAATAATGGACGTCATTGTTGATGGGGTTCCTTATGTCCGCGTCGATAGCGTTTCTCACAATAAAATCGGGATCGCGATAACTACGCATAACAGGCCGCAGGTACTCGCCAATTCACTTGAGCAACATCGAAAACATTTACCTCCCGGCGCAGTGGTATTCGTCATTGATGACGGGTCCAACCCTCCTGCAAAAGTGCCGGAGTGGTGCAATTTAATCCGACATGATAAGTCACGAGGAATTGTCGCATCGAAAAATTCCAGCCTTGAATGCCTTATGGACTCAGGATGCGAACATTTATTTTTGTGGGACGACGATGCGTATGCCATCGCTGATAACTGGCACTTGCCATACATCGAATCACCCGAACTGCACCTGGCTTACCAGTTCCTCGATCTTGCTGGCCAGAATAAGCTCAATGACCTTTCGGTGCTTTACCGTGACGATCAGCATGTGGCGTACACCGGGCAGCGCGGAGTGATGCTCTATTACCATCGTAGCGCTATCGAGAAGGTTGGTGGTTTCAATCGGGTATACGGTCGCGGCATGTACGAGCACAGCGATCTCGCCTTGCGCATCCATAACGCAGGACTAACTACGTGGGCTTACGGTGATGTGGTCGGTTCAGAAAAGCTGATTCATTCTCTCGACGAGCATGAAGCGGTAGAGCGTTCGGTGCCGCGTCCCGACCGACAGGCGCTGGTTGAACGTAACGTGAAGATCCACAACGAACGGCGTGATGCCGGGTTTACTGGTTACGTTGAATACCGCCAGCAGCGCGATGTGGTTATCACAACGCTACTGACCAGTCAGCCTGACCCGCAGCGCGGCACAAAAATGGCGGCCTCGCCTGACATGCTGGCTAAATGGGCCTCATCACTTCGGAATTGTGGCCGCATAGCGCTGGTGGATGAGCTGCATGCAGCCCCGGCAGATGTTGAGCTATGTCGCGTTCCTGACGTGAAGATGAATGTCTACTTTCGTCGCTGGTTGCACATCTGGCAGCACCTGCGAGAACACCCTGAATACCGGTTCGTCTGGTGTACCGATGGTACCGATGTCGAAATGCTTCGCGCGCCGTGGGAAGAAATGGAAGCCGGAAAGGTGTATGTCGGTTCAGAACCAAAGACCTACGCCGATACCTGGGCAAAGCAGAATCATCCGGAGCGCATCTATCAGGAGTTTATTGAAGAACACCGCAACGATGTGATGCTTAACGCTGGGCTGCTGGGTGGTACTCGCGCTGATGTAATGGCGTTCGCTCACGGCATCATCCGTCTTTACTACCGGATCGAGAGTTATCGTTTCTGGAAGAAAGAACAGGCTGGCGCCGCGGTGGGTGACATGGTGGCGTTCGGCATTGTTGCGCAGTCATTCGCTGACAGGCTGGTCACCGGCCCTCTGGTTCACACGGTGTTCAAAACTGAGGGCATCGGTATAGAAAGCGCTTGGTTTAAACATAAATAATTCTTACGGGGGTTAAGAATGATGCAAAATCACGAGTTAGTAGTTTCGTCTTTCATCGCTAACGGCGAAGTTATTAATGCTACCGTGAGCGTACGGGCGATGGCGGTACCAATGTTAAACATCTTCAGTATGGAGGTTTTTATTGCTCGAATTGAGGGAGGTACGGTCGAATATTATGAAGGTGAAGCCATAAAAACTGCTGCAAAGGTCATCAGTGTTGTAAATGAAGAAATTAATAAAGCGGCCTGAAGGCCGCGCTTACAATTACTTAATGAACTTCTCTGGTTTCGGTTGGAACATTATTTGGACAGACGGCTGAAGCAACTCGTTGATGGCAGACTTGATAGGTGCTGACTGACTGTGATTGAGTTTATCCAGAGATTCTGAAAGGGTCTCTCTGAGTTTGGATGAAAACTGACTATCGCCCGATTGTTCATCGAGAAGCTTAATCATGTGAGTGATTACAAAGTTTGCGGCTGCACCTTGTTTTGCCATCTGCTGTTCAAGTGTAGCGATTTTGTGCAGAAGAGAAGCTGTTTGTTGGTCCATTTATATTTCCTAATCCAGAGGTTATCAGCCATCCCTCTTTATATGAGTGCGCCAGTGTCCCACCACTGACGGGCTGAGTGCTTACCTTAACCAGGGTTAAAGCGGAGCAACACCCTGATATTCAGACAGTAGCCGCCATCGTGCGGCTTTTTTATTGGAGATTCGCTGGTGGCTGAAGAGATTAAGTTTGTGGTGGTCGGCCATCATACCCGCTTAGGGCCTGCACAACGTCTTGCTGCACTGCTGCATGCTCATCTGCTGGTTGATGACGATAACCACGGCGCGAACTGGAATCATCGCCGCGCGCTTGAGTGGGCAGCAGAACAAACATGCCGGGTTGTCGTAATTGAGGATGACGCGCTGCCGGTGCAGGGATTCACCGAAAAGGTAACTGACTGGCTGGCTCGTTTCCCTGACGACATGCTGAGCTTTTATCTCGGTACCGGGCGGCCTCCACAGTATCAAATGCAGATTGCTGAGCGGCTAATCGTGGCTGATAAGACACGCGCTGATTACATCACGCTGTCGAGACTCATTCATGGCGTTTGCTATAGCGTCCCGCCTAAGCATGTGCAGCGCGTGCTATCCCGCTGGGATAACAGCAAGCCCGCCGATTACGCTGTGGGTGATGCATGGGGTGGCTCAGTGATCTATCCGTGTTATTCGCTGGTGGACCATGCTGACGGCGAACCGGTTGAGCGTCACCCTGACTCAGCGCCACGTACAGAACGCCGCCGGGCGTGGAGGTTAGCCTGATGCCTGCGTTAATACCGAGAGCATGCCGCAAGCGTGGCTGCCCAGGCACGACCACTGACCGCTCAGGCTATTGTCACAGGCACCTTAACGAAGGCTGGCAGCAGCATCAGCGGGGACAGAGCAGGCATCAGCGAGGCTATGGCAGTAAGTGGGACAGGCTGCGCCCAATCGTTCTCGGCAGAGATAAACACCTTTGTCAGGAATGCCTGCGAAATGGAAGGTATACACCCGCTGAGACGGTGGACCACATCATCGCCAAAGCAAATGGGGGTACCGATGACCTGTCCAACCTCGAAAGCCTCTGCAAGCCCTGCCACAGAGCGAAGACAGCAGTCGAGAGACTCAAATGACATCATTTCTCATTTGAAATGAGAAAGGGGGAGGGTGGGTAAAAACCTCAGGGGAATCACCCTAAAGGACCGCCGCCTAACCTCTTTTCACATCGCCGCAGGTTAGAAAACTTTTTTATGGGGTCCCCCATTCGATGATTAATAGGAGTTTTCGATTATGTCTGGACCACCGAAAACCCCGACCCATCTACGTTTGGTGAGGGGTAACCCATCTAAACGCCCGATCAATGAGAACGAACCAAAACCCCCTTCAGGGGTACCCCCAACGCCGAAGCATTTCGACAAGCAGGGGAAATACTGGTTTAAACGGATGGCCGACGAGCTTGATGCTATCGGTGTGATGTCTCAGCTGGACGCCAGAGCCCTTGAGCTGCTGGTTGAGGCTTATACCGAATACCGGCATCACTGCGACACGCTTGAAGTTGAGGGCTACACCTACCGGACCGAAACGCAGAACGGGGATGTGCTGATCAAGGCTCACCCCGCAGCCATCATGAAAGCTGATGCCTGGAAACGTCTGCGCGCCATGCTTGGTGAGTTCGGCATGACGCCAGCCAGCCGCACGAAAGTGAATGCAAAAGGTCCTGATGCGGTTGACCCGCTGGCCGAGTTTATGAAAGCGAGGGATTAATGGCTAAGGTTGCAGAAGGCATCCGCTACGCCGAGAGGGTGGTGGCGGGGGAAATTATTGCCTGTGAGTATGTGCGCCTTGCCTGTCAGCGTTTTCTTGACGATCTGGCACACGGCGAAGAGCGCGGTATTTTCTTCAGTGAACCGCGCGCGCAGCACATTCTGAATTTCTATAATTTTGTACCTCACGTAAAAGGCGCACTGGCAGGGCAGCCTATTGAGCTGATGGACTGGCATGTTTTCATCCTTATTAATATTTTTGGTTTTGTTATCCCGCTGGTGAACGAAGAGACGGGGGAAACCGTCCTGCGTAATGACGGCAGCGGTCGGCCGGTGATGGTTCGGCGTTTTCGTACAGCAGATGTTGAGGTGGCCCGTAAAAATGCCAAATCAACGCTTTGCTCTGGCGTGGGGCTTTATATGGCTGGCGCAGACGGCGAGGGCGGGGCGGAGGTTTATTCCGCTGCAACCACTCGTGACCAGGCGCGAATTGTTTTTGAAGACGCGAAAAATATGGTCAAGAAGGCGAAAGCCACTCTTGGGCGGATCTTCGAATTCAACAAGCTCGCTATCTACCAGGAGCAAGCCGCCTCCAAATTCGAGCCATTATCATCAGATGCGAACAACCTCGACGGCCTGAACATCCACTGCGCCATTGTCGACGAGCTGCATGCTCACAAAACGCGTGACGTCTGGGACGTTCTGGAGACGGCAACCGGCGCGCGTCTGCAATCGCTGCTTTTCGGTATCACCACAGCCGGGTTCAACAAAGAAGGCATCTGCTACGAATTGCGTGATTACGCCATCAAGGTGCTGCGTGGGCTGGTAAAAGACGATACGTTTTTTGCCATCATCTACACCTTAGATGAAGGTGACGATCCCTTTGATGAAAAAGTCTGGCAGAAGGCGAATCCGGGGCTGGGTATCTGTAAGCGCTGGGATGACCTGCGCCGCCTGGCTAAAAAGGCGAAAGAGCAGGTTTCGGCCAGAATTAACTTTTTCACCAAGCACATGAATATCTGGGTTACCGCTGAGTCAGCCTGGATGGACATGATGAAATGGGAAAAATGCGAGTTTATCGCCCCGCAGCACGAACTTAAAACCTATCCCTCCTGGGTGGGCGTTGACCTTTCAAACAAAATTGATATCTGTGCGGCCGCGAAAGTCTGGCGCGCGCCAGATGGCCACGTTCATGCGGATTTCAAATTCTGGCTACCGGAAGGACGCCTTGAGAAATGTTCACGCCAGATGGCAGAGCTCTATCGTAAGTGGGCCGGGATGGACAAGCTGATCCTTACCGACGGGGATGTAATCGACCATGCTCAGATTAAGGAAGAGCTACAGCTGTGGGTTGCTGGCGAGAGCCTGAAAGAAATTGGCTTCGACCCGTGGAGTGCGACGCAGTTCAGCCTAGCGCTGGCAGAAGAAGGGTTGCCGCTGGTGGAAGTGCCGCAGACGGTTCGCAATTTCTCTGAGGCGATGAAAGAGGTCGAAGCGCTGGTATACGGTGGCCGATTCCATCACAGCGATCACCCGGTGATGAACTGGATGATGTCCAACGTAACCGTCAAACCGGACCGGAACGAGAACATATTCCCGAATAAGTCCACACCTGAGGCCAAAATTGATGGCCCTGCGGCCTTGTTCACAGCAATGAGCCGCGTTCTGGTTAACGGTGGCAACGACCAGCAGGATCTCTCCGGATTCTTCAATAATCCCATCATGGTAGGTTTCTGATGAAAAAAAACAAACGGCCAGGCAGGGTTAAAAGTGCTCTGCTTAACTGGCTTGGTGTGCCTATCAGCCTGACTACCGGCACATTCTGGGAGGAATGGTTTGGTACCAGCAGCAGCGGAAAGGTGGTAACGGCCGATAAAGCCATCCAGCTATCGGCTGTGTGGGCATGCGTAAGACTGTTAAGCGAGTCTATTTCAACCCTTCCGCTGAAAATATACGTTCGACAGCCTGACGGTTCGCGTAAAGCGGCAACCGATCATCCGGCCTATTCGATACTGTGCCGCCGACCCAATTCAGAAATGACACCATCACGCTTTATGTTGATGGTGGTCGCCAGTATTTGCCTGCGCGGGAACGCCTTCATTGAGAAGAAATTCATCGCAAACCGCCTGGTTTCGCTGGTGCCTTTGCTGCCGCAGAACATGGTGGTTAAACGTCTCACGACCGGGGCGCTGGAATACAAATACACTGAAAACGGTAACGAGCGCGTCATTCCCGTCAAAAACATCATGCACATTCGCGGGTTCGGTCTTGACGGTGTTTGCGGCATGATGCCGATGAAAACAGGCCGGGATGTGATCGGTTCTGCAATGGCGGTTGAAGAGTCCGCGGCGAAGATATTCGAACAGGGCCTGCAAAGTTCAGGGTTTCTCTCTTCTGATAAAGCTCTGGATGATACTCAACGTGAAAAACTTCGCGGTTACATGGCGGCGTTTACAGGCTCAAAAAACGCCGGGAAAATCATGGTTCTTGAGGGAGGCTTGACGTACCAGGGCGTAACCATGAACCCGGAAGATGCTCAGATGCTCGAAAGCCGCGCCTTTAGCATTGAGGAGATCTGCCGCTGGTTTCGCGTTCCGCCTTTCATGGTCGGTCACACCACGAAGCAAAGTAGCTGGGCATCCAGTCTGGAGGGCATGAACCTCCAGTTCCTGACGCACACCCTGCGACCCCTGCTGGTGAACATCGAACAGGAAATTGGACGGTGCCTGCTGGACAGCGATGATGAGGTTTTCGCGGAGTTCTCCGTAGAAGGACTGCTGCGCGCCGACAGCGCGGGCCGTGCTGCGTACTATACCAGTGCGCTCCAGAATGGGTGGATGTCCCGTAATGACGTGCGCCGTCTTGAAAATATGCCACCGATTGAAGGGGGTGACATTTACACCGTTCAGCTCAACCTGACGCAACTGAAAAATCTCGAAAGCAGCAATCCTGCTGTTCAGGCTCTGGCCCTGAGAGAGCTGCATAACCACATATTCCCTGACATTTCCTTTGAACAATCTCCGCTGAAACAGGCCGCTTAGGAGCACTTTCCTGATGAGCAAAAAACAACTTCCGGTAGCACCGGCGGGTCGCCCCTGCGCGCGCGTTACCTGTGAAACATTACCGTCCGCACTGGACCGCTGGGACGGCGGGATCAAAGCTGCGGCCACCGACGACAACAGTATTTCTGTTTTTGATGTGATCGGGCAGGACTACTGGGGTGAAGGCGTAACAGCCAAACGTATCGCCGGTGCACTACGGGCGATGAATGGCGCCGACGTCACGGTCAATATCAACTCCCCTGGCGGTGACATGTTCGAAGGCCTGGCAATCTACAACCTTTTGCGAGAATACGAAGGCCGTGTGACGGTGAAGGTGCTCGGTATTGCCGCCAGCGCCGCCTCAGTCATTGCGATGGCCGGGGATGATATTCAGATCGGTCGTGGTGCCTTCCTGATGATCCACAACTGCTGGGTCTACGCGATGGGTAACCGCCATGACTTTGCGGAACTGTCACAGTCTCTGGAGCCCTTCGATAACGCTATGGCAGACATCTACGCGGCGCGTTCCGGCCTTGATATGGCAGCTGTTCAGAAACTGATGGACGCCGAGAGTTATATCGGTGGCAGTGACGCTGTGGCGAAGGGACTGGCAGACAGCCTGCTTTCTGCTGATGCGGTCAGTGATGGCGATGAATCACCTGCGGCCGCGCTTCGCAAACTTGATGCGCTGCTGGCTAAAACCAACACCCCGCGCTCTGAGCGCAGAAAACTCATTAAAGCCTTATCCGGTGGCATGCCTGGCGCTGTCACCACCAACGACGGTACGCCGGGCGCTGCCGAAGATATCAAACCTGAAACCCTCAATTCACTTGAAAACGCTCTTGCGGCGTTAGTCAAATAAGGACCATTTATGTCTGAAGTAAACGAAATTCTGAAAAAAGTCACTGCCAGCATTGAAGATGCAACCAGCAAATTCAACGCGAAAGCAGAAGAGGCACTGACCGAAGCGAAAAAGAATGGTCAGCTCTCAGCTCAGACCAAAGATGTTGTAGATAAAATGGCGACAGAGCTCAACGCTCTTAAGGAAGCTGAAAAAACCCTTAAGGCCAGCCTTGGTGAGCTGGAACAGCATGTTGCCCAAATGCCATTGAACAACGCTGCTAAAGTTACCGAAACTGTTGGACAGGTGGTGATTAATAGCGAGGCGCTGAAGGCCTTTGCCGCGAGCGTTGAAGGCAATAAGCGCGTAAGCGTCCCAGTTCACGCGGCCTTGCTTTCTACAGATGTTGCAGATGGCGTGGTTGAACCACAGCGACTGCCTGGCATCGACACTGCACCAAAACAGCGTCTCTTCATTCGTGATCTGATTGCGCCTGGCCGCACATCTTCACCGGCTATTTTCTGGGTGCAGCAAACGGGCTTTACCAATGCAGCGAAAGTCGTTGCAGAGGGGACTGCCAAACCTTACAGCGATATTGAATTCGCAACTAAAATCACGCCGGTGACAACCATCGCGCACATGTTTAAGGCATCCAAGCAGATCCTTGACGATTTCGCTCAACTCCAGTCTACGGTTGACGCTGAGATGCGTTACGGCCTGAAATATGTTGAGGAACAGGAAATCTTGTTCGGCGACGGAACTGGTGTGCACCTGCACGGCATCGTTCCTCAGGCCTCAGCATTCGACCCGGCATTTTCTGTTGAGAGCCAGAACGGGATTGATGATCTGCGCCTGGCAATGCTTCAGGCTCAACTGGCTCGTTTCCCTGCATCTGGCCACGTTCTGCACTTCATCGACTGGGCGAAAATTGAGCTCACGAAAGACAGTCTGGGCCGCTATATCCTGGCTAACCCGGCATCTCTGACTGGCCCTACGCTTTGGGGGCTTCCGGTGGTAGCAACTGAGGCAGCAGCTTTCCAGGGCAAATTCCTGACAGGCGCATTCAATGCCGCAGCTCAACTGTTCGATCGTGAAGATGCCAACGTGGTTATCTCCACCGAAAACGCCGACGACTTCGAGAAAAACATGATCTCCATTCGCTGCGAAGAACGTCTGGCGCTGGCTGTGAAACGCCCTGAGGCGTTCGTTTACGGTTCATTCAGCACCGGCGCGGGTAGCTGATAACTATTGCGGCCTTCGGGCCGCTTTTTTTCGGGGCAAACAAATGCTTGATCAGAATGTGGTGAAACAGCATTGCCGCATTGATACCGACTTTACGGGTGATGATGCTCTGCTGGAGATTTACACAGGTGCAGCGGCCCGGTACGTCCAGACATGGACACGCCGAACGCTCTATGAAAAGGAAAGCAGCCCTGGCTACGCTGACGACCCGGACCCGATACTGCTCAATGATGATGTGAAGGCAGCCATGCTACTGCTTATCGGTCACTGGTATGCAAACAGGGAAGCGGTAAACATCGGGAACATAACTTCAGCCGTACCTTTTGCTGTGGAAGCGCTATTGCAGCCATACCGTATTTATGGACTGTAGGAGGGGGTATGCAGGCCGGAAGACTGAGAGACAGGGTGGTAATTCAGAACATCACAACATCCAGAGACCCTTCTGGTCAGCCTGTTGAAACATGGCATGACGGCGCGACTACATGGGCAGAAGTTAAAGGTATCAGCGGGCGTGAGCTTGTAGCGGCAGGTGCAGAAACGGCTGTAGCCACTATCAGGGTATGGACTCGATTTCGTAACGATATAACTGCTGCGTCAAGACTCAGGGTTGTGACTGGCCCGTTCAAGGGTGTCATTTTAAATATCATTGGTCCGCCGATACCTGATTCTCGCGGCATTCAGCTCGAAATTCTTTGTAAGCAGGGGATCGAAAAATGATTGAGACGAGCCTCGATTTTTCCGGCCTGAATGACATCGCAAAGGATCTGGAGGCGCTTAGCCGCGCTGAAAACAATAAGGTTCTTCGTGATGCCACGCGCGCCGGTGCGGAGGTGCTTAAGGACGAAGTGATCGCACGTGCACCGGTACGCACCGGAAAACTGAAAAAAAACGTGGTGGTTGTTACCCAAAAAAGCCGCCGCCGCGGGGAGATTTCTTCCGGCGTCCATATTCGTGGCGTTAACCTGCGCACCGGAAACAGCGATAACACGATGAAGGCGAATAACCCGAGAAACGCCTTTTACTGGCGATTCGTTGAGCTGGGCACCGCGAACATGCCTGCACATCCGTTTGTGCGACCCGCTTACGATACTCGCGAGGAAGAGGCCGCCAGCGTCGCCATTGCCAGGATGAATCAGGCTATTGATGAGGTATTGAGCAAGTGAATGAAGATAATATCTACGCCTTGCTTTCTTCCCTGGCAGAAGGACGGGTATACCCCTATGTTGCGCCATTAGGTAGTGACGGGAAACCGTCTGTCTCTCCACCCTGGATTATCTTTTCCATCGTCGATGATGTTTCCGCTGACGTACTGTGTGGCCAGGCAGAGAGCAGGGTTTCCGTTCAGGTCGATGTGTATTCCACTTCGATCGCTGAATCACGATCCCTGAGAGATTTGGTGCTCGCTTCGCTTGAGCCGTTAACCCCTACAGAGGTGGTAAAAATCCCCGGGTACGAGCCAGATTATCGGCTCTACCGTGTCACCCTGGATTTTAAAGTTACCCCCTGACAATTAATTCACCCAACGAACCCGCCTGATGGCGGGTTTTCTTTTTCCAGGAGACAGCTATGTCTGCACTTTATGAAAAATCGCAGCTGACGAAGATCCTTATTTCCTCCCTGCCAGCCACCAAAGAAACGATGGATTCCGCAACCTTCCTCGATCTGAGTTGCACCATCAAAGAAATTCAGTTCACCGGTGGTCAGAAGCAGGATATCGACGTAACAACACTTTGCTCTACCGAGCAGGAGAACATCAACGGCCTGCCTTCTCCGTCAGAAATCTCTCTGTCCGGCAACTTCTACAAGAATCCGGCGCAGGACGCCTTGCGTGAGGCCTATGACAACGATACGACCTACGCTTTCCAGGTTATCTTCCCGTCCGGCAAGGGCTTTAAGTTCCTGGCTGAAATCCGCCAGCACACCTGGTCTTCAGGTACCAACGGCGTAGTGGCGGCAACGTTCTCCCTGCGCCTGAAAGGTAAGCCTGAAAACATCGAGTCTGGCTCCTGAGAGGTCGCATGAAGAATATTAAAAATCTCGCCCTGGCTAAGATGTCGGGATTTCGTCATAAGACGGTCGCCGTTCCTGAGTGGGAAGGCGTCAAAGTGGTTCTCCGTGAGCCGTCTGGAGAAGCCTGGCTGCGCTGGCAGGAGGTGGTGAAAGCGGGTGCTGATGATGAAAATGTGTCGGTATCGGAAAAGGCACACCGTAATCTTTGCGCTGACGTGGTGCTCTTCATTGACGTCCTGTGCGACACCGATAAGCAACCGGTATTCAGCGTAGACGAAGAAGAGCAGGTGCGTGAAATCTACGGCCCCGTCCATTCACGCCTGCTCAAGCAGGCGCTTGACCTGATCAACAACGCGGACGAAGCGCGGGAAAAGTCTCAACCCCCGGCGTAAAGTTTCTGATGTCGCTTGCGCTCCGGATGGGGCGCACGCTTTCAGAACTACGGCAGAGCATGACTGCAAGCGAGCTTCTGATGTGGATTGAGTTCGACAGGCAAAGTCCGGTTGGCGATATCCGTGGCGACATTCAGGCAGCCCAGCTCGTCTCTGCCATCTACGGTTCGCAGGGGGCAAAAGTACCGCTGGACGATGCGATCCTGCGATGGGGTGGCGATGAGCAATCAGAACCGAAGGACCCGTTTGCAGGGCTTGAGGCGGCACTTACAGCTGCAACTCAGTGACAAATCTAGTACCTGGGTTTAGCATTAGCATGAATAATGCAATCAAGGTGCAAAAATGAAAAAGTTAATTATAGCCGTCATGTGTTTGTTTTTTATCAGCGCGTGTAAGCCTGAGAAAAATGATTTTATTAAAAATGGCGAAAACATCGTCAGAGAGAAATTAAATAACCCAGATGATGCTAAGTTTAACGCTGAATATTTTAAGTATGGTGATAATGCAGCATACGTTTGTGGTGATGTGACTTACAAAAAAAATAATGATGGCACAAGTTATCGTAATAAATTTTACGTCTATGTCGAGATTATCGATGGGAAATTAACAAGTAATGGTTCAGCAGTGGTGATTAAAGAGGACGACAAGGCATTTCTTGAGGTCTATAAGACGCTTTGCAGGTAGGGCAATTTTATTCAATACGAAGCTCGCTGTGTGCGAGCTTTTTTATTTGGTGAAAGCATGGCAACTCTTCGCGAACTGATAATCAAAATCTCTGCTAACTCCCAATCGTTCCAGTCGGAAATTTCCCGCGCCTCACGCATGGGGCAGGATTATTACCGAACCATGCAAAATGGTGGCCGCCAGGCAGCGGCAGCGTCAAGAGAAACTCAGAGGGCTTTAGCTGATTTAACGGGGCAGCTTAATTCTGCAAAGGCGTCTGCTGTTGGTCTTGCTGGGGCATTTGCAGGAGCATATGCCACCGGGCACCTTATTTCTTTGGCTGATGAGTGGAGTTCAGTTAACGCCCGGTTAAAGCAGGCATCAAAATCCTCCGATGACTTCAAAGAGTCACAGCGTGCACTGATGGATATTAGCCAGCGAACCGGAACCGCATTTTCAGATAACGCCAGCCTGTTTGCCCGTTCAGCCGCCTCCATGCGTGAGTATGGCTACAGTTCAGAAGAGGTTCTGAAAGTAACCGAAGCTATATCGACAGGACTTAAGCTGTCAGGCGCAAGCACGTCTGAAGCCAGCTCAGTAATCACACAGTTTAGTCAGGCGTTAGCACAGGGTGTTCTTCGAGGCGAGGAATTTAACTCCGTCAATGAAAACGGTGATCGCGTTATTCGTGCACTGGCATCCGGCATGGGTGTCGCCAGGAAAGACTTAAAGGCTATGGCCGATCAGGGACAACTTACCGCCGATAAAGTTGTTCCGGCTTTAATCAGCCAGCTTGGGGCGTTACAGGATGAATATAGCGCGATGCCACAGACCGTTGCATCAGCAACGACCAAAATTGAAAACGCATTTCTGGCGTGGGTAGGTGGTGCAAATGAAGCCACTGGGGCGACAAGCGCGCTAACCGGGGCATTGAATGCGATTTCAGATAATATCAATACCGTTGCCTCTGCTGCTGGCGTGCTGGCGGCCATCGGAGGTTCAAGATTTATTGGCGGCATGATTGGCGATCTTGGAAGCCAGACGGCGCAGTTGGTTGAAGCGAGGAAAAATGAAATAGCGCTCGCCGCCGCAAGGGCAAGTACAGCCACACAATCACAGCGCAAGGCCGCTGCCGATGCTATTGCTGCTGAGCGGGCTTACCAGCTTGCCCAGTCAGAACTTGTGCTGGCAAAGAATACTAATGCTGAGGCTACTGCCACTCAAAATGCCATATCCAAGCGCCGGGCAATGATTACAGCAAATGCGGCACTGGTACAGTCAAACAGAGCCGTTGCAGCCTCTCAGCAGGCACTAAACTCTGCAACATCAGTGCTGGGGCTTGTAAAAACAGGCGCTACAGGCCTGCTGGGTCTTGTCGGCGGGTTGCCTGGGCTGTTGATGCTGGGGGCCGGTGCCTGGTACACGATGTATCAGAATCAGGAGCAGGCACGTCGTTCCGCCCAGGAGTATGCTGGTCAGATTGATGAAATTAGGCAAAAAACCTCACAAATGTCTCTGACCGAGACGGATGAAAATCGTGGGCAAACCGTTGAGGCTCTCGTTGAACAAAATCGTTTGGTTGATGAGCAAGCCAAAAAGGTTGGTGAGCTGAAGAACCAGATCGACGATTTGAATGCATCGCGTGGAAAACCGGGCATTACCAGCGAGAACGATGCAAATATCCTTAAAGCAATAGCTATTGTTACGGATCAACTCGCTGTTGAAGAGGGAAAATTGAATGACATGCGAGATAAATCTCGCGGCATTCAGCAGGCTCTCGAAGAAATTGAGCGGCGTCGTAATGATTTAATACGCGAACAAGCCTGGCGACAGAATGCGGTATATCAATCGATGATCATGATGAATGGTCAGCATACTGAATTTAACCGTCTGCTGGGTCTGGGAAATCAGCTATTAATGGCCCGGCAAGGGCTGGCTAACGTCCCGCTCAGACTTCCTCAGGCCGACCTCGACAAAAAGCAAACCGATGCCCTCGAAAAGAGCCGCCGGGATCTGGAGTTGTCACGCCGGAAGGGTGAAGCAAAAGAGCGCCTGCGACTGAGTTATGCAGCCGATGACCTGGGGTTAACCAGTGATCCGCAATTCCAGACAGGCCGTCAGGAGTTTATTAATAACGGTCTTGCTGAATGGCGGAATAATGAGGCCAACAAACCTAAGGCGAAGGGCGGTAAAACCGAAGGCGAGAAAACCGAGGATGTGTATAAGCGCCTTATCAAGCAGCAAAAAGAGCAGATTGCCCTGCAAGGCCAGAATACTGAACTGGCGAAGGTTAAATACCAGGTCAGCCAGGGCGAACTTGCTTCTCTGACAGAAGCCCAGAAAAAGACGGTATTGCAGAATGCTGCGCTGATTGACCAGGTTAAATTGCGTGAGCAACTGCGAAATTACGAAGCCAACCTTGCTGACAGTAACGCCAGCGCCCGCGCAGCCAATGAAGCGCAACTGCTGGGCTACGGGCAGGGAACCAGGTTCCGTGAAAGACTTCAGGAGCAGTTCAATCTGCGTAAGGAGTTTGAGCAGAAGAATACCGATCTTCTCCGCCAGCGTCAGGCTGGTGAAATCGACGAGACGTTCTATCAGCAGGGGCTGGCACTTAATAAGCGCTACCTAGAAGAGCGCCTGCGCGACCAGGAGGGATATTACACTGCTTCTGATGCGCAGCGTGACGACTGGATGACGGGACTGTCTGAGGGTTATGCGAACTGGGTGGACGAAGCTACTGACTATTCTTCCATGGCCGCTGACGGCATGAAGCAGGCCATGGGGGGGGCGGTCACCACGATCACCGACATGCTTAATGGCAACGTTGACAGCTGGAAGGACTGGGGCGTGAGCGTACTGAAGATTATCCAGAACGTTCTGGTGAACATGGCTGTTGCTAATGGTGTCAGCTCAATTGGATCACTGTTCAGTTTTGGTGCCTCGTCAGCCGCAACCGCCAGCAGCGGTACCGCTATTCAGAATGCTGGCGCGAACTTCACATTTAATGCGAAGGGTAATGTTTACGACTCTCCGTCCCTGAGCGCTTACAGCAATGGCGTTTTTCAGACGCCTCAGCTGTTTGCTTTTGCCAAAGGCGCAGGGGTTTTTGCCGAGGCTGGTCCGGAAGCCATTATGCCGCTTACGCGGGCACCTAATGGTGATCTTGCTGTTCGCGCAGTAGGGATGCCGCAGGTCTCTGGCGGCGTGCCTTCAGTTAACTTCGGCGATATCAATATTCAGGGCGGTTCTCCACAGGCGTCCAGTCAGGGTACTGCCGGAGCAGCAGGCAGGCAGCTTAAGGATGCCATCACTGGTGTCATTAACGAACAGGCCAGCATGCCGGGCTCGCCTCTGTGGCGATTAATCAAGGGAGTTTAACCATGGCAGTCGAAACCTTCAGCTGGTGCCCAAAGGTTGCCTCTCAGGTTGATACAAGTTTTCGTACCCGAAAGGCGCAGTTTGGCGATGGCTATACACAGGTGGCCGGGGACGGCATCAACCCGGTAACACCTCAGTGGAGCGTGAGCTTTACCGGCGACGAGGCTTACATTCAGGCCATTAAAAACTTTCTGAACAGACATACAGGGTGGAAGTCATTTATCTGGAAGCCGCCGCTTGAGCCTTCAGGTTTATGGCGCGCGGAATCCTTCCAGATATCTACCCACGGCAACAAAAAATACACCCTCAGCAGCACATTCATACAGGCATACCATCCATGAGTATTTCATCTGATGTCCAGAAACTGGAACCGGGTAAGCGCGTCCGCCTGATCGAGGTGGACGGCTCAGCGTTCGGTGCGGGTATTCTTCGCTTTCACAACGAGACAATCCCCCATACCGAGGCGGAAATCATCGCCGCAGGCGGCGACGAGTCAAAACTTGAGCCGAAGTCGGTGTGGTGGCAGGGGCAGGAGTATGGCGCGTGGCCGTATGAACTGACCGGCATATCTGTCAGCAGTGACGGCCAGAGTTCACGGCCGTCTCTCACCGTTGCAAACATCAGCGGCACGATTGGCGCGCTGTGCCGAAGATTTCAGGGGATGGCTAAAGCAAAGGTGATCATCCATGACACCTTCGCCCACTATCTGGACGTAAGAAATTTTCCTGACGGGAACCCGACTGCGAATCCCAACGAGGAGCGCAAACAGGTTTATTACATCGACCGTAAATCAGGATCAGACGATGAAACCGTAGAGTTTGAGCTTTCCAGTCCAGCCGATCTGCGCGGGCAACTCATTCCGACCCGGCAAATTCAGCCAATGTGCACGTGGTGCATGCGGGGCTGGTACAAAACCGGGAATGGCTGCACCTACGCCGGGCAAAACGGCTGGTTCGATAAAGACGGCAACCGGGTGGATGATCCTTCACAGGATGTTTGCTCCGGACTGCTGTCAACGGGCTGCAAACCTCGTTTCGGAGAGAATGAGCAGCTGGATTATGGCGGGTTCCCCGGGGCTTCACTTCTGAGAGGATAATCATGCGCGACAAAACAGTTAGCGCCATTCTGGCGCATGCCGCCGCATCCTTCCCCGAGGAGTGCTGTGGCGTGGTTATTCAGAAGGGGCGGGTGGAGAAATACATCCCCTGCAAAAATAATGCTGAGTCGCCGACTGAGCAATTTGAACTCAATCATGAGGATTATGCGGCCGCCGAAGAGCAGGGAACTGTGGTGGCGATCGTCCACAGTCACCCCGGCGACGGGGCAACAACCCAACCGAGCGAGCTCGACATGCTGATGTGTGATGCCACGGAACTGCCGTGGATTATTGCATCGTGGCCGGAGGGCGACATTCGCACCGTCATGCCTCGCGGAGACCGACCCCTCACAGGGCGCCAGTTTGTTCTCGGATATGCAGACTGCTGGTCTCTCATCATGGACTATTTCCGCATCGAACACGGCATTGAACTGCCCAACTACAGCGTAGATCGCCACTGGTGGGAGCAGGGTGAAAACCTCTATATGGACAACTGGCAGGAATGCGGTTTTCGTGAGTACGACGGTCCCGCTCAGCCAGGTGACATGGTTATCATGCAGGTTCAGTCCACCGTCCCGAACCATGCCGGGATTTTGCTTGATGGCAACATGCTACTGCATCACATGTATGGCCAGCTAAGCCAGCGTATTCCCTACGGTGGCTATTACCGTGACCGTACCATCAAAATTCTGCGTTATAAGGATTTGATGTAATGGAAAGAAAAACCGTTATCAAACTCAGCGGCTCAATGGCTCAGCGATTTGGCAGGACACATCGCCGCGCACTAACGTCGGCCAGCGAAGTGTTCAGGGCACTTTCTAACACCATTGACGGATTTGATGCCTACCTGCGAGAGACCAGAGCGAAAGGGCTGGACTTTGTCATCTTCCGAAACCAAATAAACATAGGCAAGGAAGAGTTTGATCTTCTTGGGCCTGGTGATGAGCTCCGTATTATCCCTGTCATACGCGGTAGTAAAAGGGCGGGGCTCTTTCAAATTGTTACTGCCGCCGCAATTGCGGCCTTTACCTGGTGGAACCCAATAGGATGGGCAGCAAGCACACAAATGGCACTATATGCCGCAGCTGGTTCTATGGCCGTTGGTGGTGTAGTGCAGATGCTCTCTCCTCAGGTTTCAGGTCTGCGAATGCGTCAGGAACCTGATAACAAACCCTCCTATGCGTTTGGTGGTCCCGTTAACACGACAGCATCTGGCAATCCCGTTCCCCTGCTTTATGGGCAACGGGAAATTGGCGGCGCCATTATATCCGCCGGGGTTTATGCAGAAGATCAGCAATAAACCAAACCACGTACTGCAAGCCACCTGACGGTGGCTTTTTTATGGACGCGATATGACGACGACAATCATCAAAGGCCGCGGTAAAGGTGGCAGCAATCAGACCCGAACACCCATTGAAGCACCGGACAGCATTCAGTCCATTGCAAGGGCAAAGGTGCTGATTGCGCTTGGAGAGGGTGAGTTCGCTGGCGGGCTTGATGGTAAAAACATTTTTCTTGGTGACTCATCTTCCTACACGCCTCTTCAGAACGCCGACGGAAGTTATAACTTCAATAATGTGAAATATGAGTTCCGTTCCGGTACTCAGGACCAGGACTACATTCAGGGCTTCCCCGGCATTGAAAACGAACTTCAGGTTTCATACGAGCTGAAACAGGCTGTGCCGTACGTGCGCGCGGTATCCAACACGCAGCTCTCTGCGCTGCGAATTCGCCTGGGATGGCCAACTCTTTTACTCCAGAAAAACAACGGCGATAAAGTCGGCACCCGCGTAGAGTATGCTATCGATCTGTCGGTCGATGGCGGGCCGTATGAAACGGTGGTTAACGGTGCTGTTGATGACAAAACCACGTCGCTTTATGAGCGCAGTCACCGCGTCAATCTTCCGAAAGCCTCGACTGGATGGCAGTTGCGGGTTCGCAGAATCACGCCGGATTCCACGAGCGTGAATATCGTCGACACCATGCGCGTTGTGGCCGTTACTGAAATTATTGACGCCAAACTTCGCTACGTTAACACAGCGCTGCTGTATGTAGAGTTTGACGCAACGCAGTTCCCTAATGGCATTCCTCAGGTTGTGTGTAATCCGAAAGGGCGAATCATCCGTGTACCTGATACTTATGATCCCGAAACCCGCACTTATTCTGGTACATGGGAGGGCGTATTTAAATGGGCATGGACGGATAATCCTGCCTGGATTTATTACGACATCATTCTGAACGAGCGCTTCGGGCTGGGTCAAAGAATTGATGCGACTCAGATAGACAAATGGGAGCTTTATCGCATCGCCCAGTATTGCGATCAACTGGTACCAGATGGCAAGGGCGGAAGTGGGACGGAGCCTCGTTTTCGTTGCAACGTTTATATCCAGGACCGTAATGACGCCTGGACTGTACTTCGTGATCTGGCGGGTATATTTCGCGGCATGACGTACTGGGGCGACAATAAGATGTATGTCCTGGCTGATATGCCACGGGATGTGTGGCACATCTATAACCACGCCAGCGTTGTTGAAGGAAAATTTACCTTTGCGGATCCGAGTGAAACCACCCGAAACACTGCCGCGCTGGTGAACTGGTCAGACCCTGCCAACCACTATAAAGACACGCCTGAGCCTGTTTACGATAACGATCTGGCCATGCGCTTCGATTATCGTCAGCTCGAAATGACTGCGATCGGCTGCACCAGGCAGTCAGAGGCAAACCGGCGGGGGCGCTGGGCGCTGCTCACTAACGGTATCGGCGAGGTGGTGACCTTCAGCACGGGCATGGACGTTCCACCTGTCGGGGAGGTGATCGGCGTGGCTGCTAACGAGCTGGCCGGAAGAACTATCGGCGGCAGGGTGAGTGGGGTTAACGGCCGCAACATAACCCTCGATCGCGCCGCTGATGTGAAGGCCGGGAACCGGCTGTTTTTGAATCTTCCATCAGGCACAGCTCAGGCCAGAACCGTCCAGGCCGTTAACGGAAACACAGTCACTGTCACCACACCCTACAGCGAAACGCCGGAGGCTGAATGTAACTGGGGTGTGGACTCTGACGATCTGTTTATAGCGCTTTTCCGTGTTACGGGAACGCGGGACAACAACGACGGCACTTTCGAGGTCACCGGGACGACTTACAACCCTGATATCTATTCCGCTGTTGATACCGGCGCAAGACTGGACGAGCGGCCAGTCAGTGTCATTCCACCGGGGGTTCAGGCTCCCCCAGGAAATATTGTCGTAGACAGTTACTCTACGGTTAACCAGAACATTGCGATTACCACTATGCGCGTTGCCTGGGATTCTGTTCAGGGTGCAGTTGCGTACGAGGCGGAATGGCGGCGTGACAGCGGCAACTGGATTAGTGTGCCCCGAACGTCTTCTCTCGGCTTTGAAGTGCAGGGTATCTACTCGGGTCGCTATCTGGTCCGTGTCAGGGCGGTGAACGCCAGCGACGTTTCATCAGTATGGGTGACATCATCAGAAGTAAATCTTACGGGTAAAGTGGGCAATCCGCCGAAACCGGTCGGCTTCATCGCTTCTGATAATGTGGTTTTCGGTATCGAGCTTAGCTGGGGATTCCCGGCGAACACCGACGACACGCTGAAGACGGAAATTCAGTACAGCCTGACCGGGACGGAAGACGATGCGATGCTGCTGGCAGACGTACCCTATCCGCAGCGCAAGTATCAGCAGATGGGCCTTAAGGCAGGGCAGACTTTCTGGTACCGGGCGCAGCTCGTAGATCGAAGCGGAAACGAATCAGGGTATACAGACTTTGTGCGCGGGCAGGCCAGCATTGATGTATCCGATATCACCGATGCGATCCTGGAGGAGATTAAAGATTCCGAGGTATTTAAGGATCTGATTGAAAGTGCTGTAGACAGTAACGAGAAACTGGCCGAGCTTTCTGATGCAATTAAGGAGAACGCCGATGGGCTGGCTGCCGCCGTAGGTTCGAATAAGCAGACAGCAGAAGCAATCATCGGCAACGCGCTGGCTATTGCCGATGTTATCGTGCGCCAGACAGCCCAACAGGGCGCTAACTCTGCGACATTCGAACAGCTCCGGGAGGTGATCGCTACTGAAACGGAGGCGCGCGTAACGGATGTTACCCGTCTTGAGGCAAAAACTGCGCAGAACGAGGCAGGAGTTACCGAGGTAAGGCAGGCTCTGTCAGATGAAGCTCAGGCAAGGGCTACTGCTGTTGACCAGCTCACTGCGAGTACTCAGGTCATTTCTGATAAAGCTGATTCGGCTTCGAGTAAAGCTGACGCTGCATCAGGTAAGGCAGATGCGGCCGAGCAAGCCAGCTCGCAAAATACTGCTGATATCACCACGTTGCGACAGGTTGTCACCGACACGACTTCATCAATGGCATCCCGTCTGGAGGAACTGGGAGCAAGAACCGATACTGCCAGCGGCGGCATCCAGAATAACGCTATCGCGCTAATAACGAGTACGCTGGCGCAGGTTGATCAGCGGGTGAGACTCAGCGCGCAGTACGGTGACAGCAAGGCCAGCATCGATCGTCTTGATAACGTCATGGCAAGCGACAGGGAGGCAACGGCGCGTTCGCTGCTGAGTTTGCAGACTGACGTGAACGGCAACAAGGCATCCATCAACAGCCTGAACCAGACCTTCTCCGATTACCAGCAGGCCACCGCCACGCAGATAAACGGCATCACGGCGACCATCAACGGACATACCTCAGCGATCACCACCAACGCGCAGGCCATTGCGAACGTCAATGGCGACCTGAAGGCGATGTACAGCATCAAGGTCGGGTTATCCAGCAATGGCCAGTATTATGCGGCAGGGATGGGGATCGGTGTAGAGAATACGCCGTCCGGCATGCAGTCGCAGGTCATCTTCCTGGCTGACCGCTTCGCCGTCACTCACCAGGCCGGAGCCACGGTGACCTTACCGTTCGTTATCCAGAACGGGCAGGTAATTATCAGGGATACGGTAATAGGTGATGCCACTATCACCCGAGCGAAACTGGCTGAAACAATCAGCTCGGTTAATTACGTTCAGAACCAGGCTGGGCTGTCCATAAACTTCAGAACGGGCACGCTTGAGAACTACGGTTCAACCGCTGGGGAAGGGGCGATGAAGCAGACTAATCAAACGATCAGTGTCAAGGATGCCAACAATGTGTTGAGGGTTCAGATCGGGAGAATCACGGGAACATGGTAACGGGAGGCCTCTTACGGAGCCTCTTTTTTTTCAGGAGGACTGGATGGCGGAATATGGAGTTCAGACATGGGACGCCTCAGGCAAGGTAAACAACTATGGCGTTAAGCCTGTCAGCGTTTGTGGCTATCTCCAGCTGGCCCAGAACCAGAAAACAGGCTCTTACACCGTAGCGCTTCCACCGGGTTGCAGGCTGACCTATTTTCAGAGCATGAACGGCGATCAGTTTGGTACGAGTCGGAGGAAGATCACCATTTCGGGGGGAACAGCAACAGTGTCAGCAGCAGGTGATACCGACTACTCAGCAGGGACTGAGCCTGCGGCGGCGGCTTATCTCATTTTCCAGATCGAGAGGGCATAAATGGCGGAGTATGGCGTTTTACTGACGACCACGAGCGGGGAAGTATGGGTGACCGCTAACAGCTCGCCAATCGCTCTACAGGCGCGAAAGACAGCGGCACTTCAGGGAACATCGGGGTTTAATACCAAAGTGACGCACACATTCCCCGCAGGTCAGCCTGTTGTCGCGTTCGTTCATTGTACGGTTGAGGTCGAAATCACCCAGACGATAAGCGGTAACACCATCACGATTGATTTTCTCAGACCGAATGCAACCGGCACAGCGTACGTTTATTTTTTCTCTATTTTCCCGCAGACAAAGCCAGACTACGGGCTGGCCGTGTGGGATGCTTCAGGGACGCTGATTTTAACAAACGAAACGCGCACGCTGAGCGATGTTGTCACCCTCGGTACCGCCGGGGTGGATGCCAGCTCAGGATACAACATCAATACAACTCTGGCGGGGAAGTGGGCCTGTATGCCTGCCATGCTGGGGCTAATTACCGGGGTTGTATCCGCCGGCGGTCAGCCGCAACCCTACTCGGCCATATACAAGAGCATGGCAAAGCTTGAGGGAAGCAATACGCGGATATTCGCCAGGCCGCAGACAACCCCCGGCGGCAACCTTCAGAACGTTGCGTATTCGAATCTGAGGAACGTGATTATGGCCATTAACTGCGCCAACTATGATTGATCGTTTTGAACGATCAATTTCGAATAATTGATCTACCAAATCAATTATATCCCGTTGATTCATATTGTTATTGTGTAGCTTCATGAACGCCCTGGGATATAACCACTATGAAAAATATGATTCTTTGCCTGGCGGTAGCGGTATTGCTCTCCGGTTGCGCTGGCGTTATTGAGAAGCAGCAACCCGTATGCACCGGAACAGCCCTGGTCGGCGGACAGGAAAGCAGCGTCCAGATCTACGGAGTCCGCAAGCAAAACAATCAGACGCAGTACCGCGCCGGTTATCCCTTTAACTGGTCATGGGTGAGCGCCAACACGTTCACCAGCACCACCTGCCACTAACCCATTCAATTTTGAACAAACCCCGCTCCGGCGGGGTTTTTTATTGCCTGGAGAAAATATGCTTTATAACACCGGCACTATCGCCATTAACGGAAACACCGCAACCGGCACCGGCACAAACTTCACTGCTGCTGGTTCTCTTATTCGTAACGGCTGTACCGTTATTGCAATGACCAGCCCTGTGCAGGTATTTCAGATTACCACCATCGGCAGCGCAACAAGTCTCACCGTAACGCCAGCGGCTAACCCAGCAGTTCCCGCCGGAACCCGATTTGCCATTCTTCTGAGTGACAGTCTGAGCGTGGATGGTCTGGCGCAGGATATTGCTGAAACCTTCACGATGTACCAGCGCTACATGAGCGGGTTCGCTGATGTAATGAACGGGACATCTGATGTCACCATCACTATCAACGGCACTGTCGTTACCGTGCCGGGTCAAAAATCTCTGGCGAAGAAAGGGGCTAACAGCGACATTACCAGCCTTTCTGGGCTGAAAACAGCTCTCAGCATTGGGCAGGGCGGGACCGGGGCAACGAATGCCGCTGACGCTCGCACAAACCTCGGTTTGGGAGATGAGGTTACAGCAAACTTTGCAAGCCTCGAAATTGGAGCCAAAAAACCCTCTTCTGCAAGCTTTGTTGATTTCCATTTTCTGGGTACGAACGACTACGATGGACGAATTTTGTGTAGCTCTGGTATCTCAGGAACCGCAGGCGCCGGAGCAATGACATATTACGGGGGATCTCACCGCTTTGTAGGTTCCGTCTCGTTCGATCACTCTGCCACCTTCAATTCTTCTGTTGACGCAAAAGGGATCGTTGCAGGTGTAACGTCCCTTAACGTACGAGCTTCGAGCGACACCCAATATTCTCACGTCTGGTTCTATGGTGCGTCAGGTCCATCACGTGGGGTTATCTATGCTGTCAAGGATGGTTCTATCCGACTCAGGCCCGATAACAACGATAATGGTGGCGCGAATGGCTATAGCTTCAGTTTCGGAGCTGATGGTAAGTTTACCTGCGTCACGATGAATCAGACCTCAGACGAGCGCGTGAAATTCGATAAAGAGCCCGTCAGTAAAGCACTGGAGAAGATTTGTTCCCTGACGGGTTATACGTTCGGCATTCAGCTCACAGAATCGGAGTCGGTACGCAGCGCAGGCATCATCGCCCAGGATCTGGAAAAGGTTCTGCCCGTTGCTGTAAGTTCTGGCGGGACTGGCACTACGCCAGCAGGAGAGGAAATTAACGACCTTAAAACCGTGGACTACAGTGCTATGAGCGCCCTGTATGTTGAGGCCATCAAGGAGCTGACCGAACGGTTAAAAATCATCGAAAAAGAACTGGCCGACCTTCGCGGTGCGACAGTTGTCTAACTCTCTTCATCACTTTGCAGACGCTGCTGTGAACGTTTGAAAACTGAATCCGTCGGCATATCCAGGCGAACATCGATCCAGCTACTCACCGGCACGTCCATTGGTTCTCCTTTCGTTTTGACGATCTCGCCGCCATCGCTCAGCATGTATTTCTGCTTATACAGGCGGATAATTAGTCCGCCGCTTTCAGTTTGCTCCGCTTCAACAACCCCCATCTCGCCCATGCCGCCAGGGTCCATTGGCGGCAGTAACTGCCATCCATCAGACGCCAGGCCTGCCGAACCGGTGAGTTCGTAAACCCCCGTGTCAAGGCGAGAAATAGATACTCCCTCTGCCTCGGCGTTAACCGTGCCGCAGCCGCACCATGTGAATCCATCATTTTCAACATCCGTACGCCGGTTCTCTTCCTGAGACTTAACGATTCTGGCAATGGGAGAAGCCTGCTTAATGGTTCCGTCAGAAGTTACTGTCGTATTTGAGGTTGTCCAGAATGTGAAATAACCGTCCTTAAAAGTGGGCAGATAGGTCACGCAAGTATTATTTCCGCCTTCCCATTGCCGTGAAGCAATGAAGGTTTTGTTACCCTCACTACCGAATGTAACTACCCGGCCGTAAGTGCCGTTTGGCTGGGCAGTCGACCATAAAGTAATTTGTGGATATGCTGCGGTAATTTTCAAAGGGCCAGTGAAGTTTTTCTCTCCTGAAATGGACTGGTTTCCTTCGGTATTTACTGTTTTGTCTAAACCGACCTTTATTCACCCGCATCAGCAGTCATGGCCAGCTCTGCTGCTCTGATTTTTTGGTTGTATAAAGAATCGGCTGGCATTTCGACACGTACCGACACAAACTGGTCACGGGGAATGTCGACAGGATCACCGTCACCCACGCCTTCCAGTTCGTTTCTGGCGAATGCAGGCGCATCAGGGTGAGTACGGTGATAGGTTTTCACCAGTACCGAACCAACGGCGTTAACCTCATAATCCAGCCAGATAAGCGGTTGCTTGTTGCGATCGGTAGGGATGTCAAAACCTCCATCGATGCCGCCCCATGCTGCGTCTGAGTTCAGCCCCTGACACCCTTCCACCAGATATTGGCCTGTGGCCAGACGGGTTACAGTGCAGCCCTCAGATTCATCGTTAGTCTGGTATGTTCCATCTGAAAATACTTTGATCACCGGCGATGCAGCCTTGAGCGTTCCGTCGCTGGCGCGAATTGTATTGTATTCGCTATAAAGCTTAACCCAACCCCTCCAGCCATTTGCATCCTTCACGTTGAATGCAAGGGTAGTGTTATCAGCCTGTAGAGCTTGCATTGCGGAGGTGGCATATCTGCACATGACGAGAACAGGCGCGTACGGGTTAAAGAAATTAACTCCTGTAGCGCCACCGCCAGCATAAATGCCACCTTTTTCAATAGTCTTAAAATCAGTAGTCAGGGGCAACCAATCCGCGCCTATCCCAAACTGTCCTACAGTTAGCACACCATCAGCTGGGTAAGTCTCGTTGGACCGCGCATTAAGTATGGCTGATGTTCCCAAACCGACGTTTTATAGATTGCCCTGCGGCAGCCATGCCGATAACGTCACCTGATTTTTTTGCAGAAAATATTGGGTGAAAAACATGCAAATTGGCTACGTAAGGGTGTCAACAAATGACCAAAATACGGATCTCCAGCGACAAGCTCTCGAACGCGCAGGATGTGAACAGGTTTTTGAGGAAAAAATGAGCGGGACGGTAGCGAACCGGCCAGCGCTTAAAAAGCTTCTTCGAACGCTGAATGAGGGCGACACGCTTGTGGTGTGGAAGTTGGATCGCCTTGGGCGAAGCATGCGGAACCTGGTACTGCTGGTCGACGAACTCCGGCAGCGCGGCATTCACTTCAAAAGCCTTACTGACAGCATCGACACTTCGAGCCCAATGGGGCGTTTCATTTTCCACATAATGTCAGCATTGGCCGAGATGGAGAGGGAGTTGATCGTGGAACGTACCCGGGCAGGATTGGCGGCAGCCCGGGAGAAGGGACGGATAGGTGGCAGGCGCCCGAAATTAACCCCAGAGCAATGGGCTCAGGCTGGCAGGTTGATCGCAAACGGAGTGGATCGGAAGCAGGTGGCGATCATTTACGATGTGGCCGTTTGTACTCTATATAAAAAATTCCCAGTAAATAAAGACGTTACACGAACTTCAACACATTAAAATTCATCCGGGTTATTCGATGTGCTTATGCCAATTTTGATCAGGCTCAATACTATCAAGCCAAGAGCAACAACTACGGTACTTGCGATTATAAACGTTGCCATGTTGAACCTTTTTTATGAACTTTTCATTTAGACAATACGGAACTGCAAACGTTCAGAACAAAAAATTCTTAGTATGAGAGCAGGATGTTTGATGTTTCGGACAGCCATATGTAAAAATGAGCTACGGTTGCTGGGCACTGTTCGGTAATTCGAATATTGAATGTTACAACCATGAAGATTCTGTTTGTACATAAGCTTCATGTAACAAGAGGATCTACTGAAAGGAATGATGAGAGATGTGTGGGGGCTTACCGTAGTTGAATTTATTGCTATCAAGCGGAATCTTGAGAATATTTCTGATACATGGTCAGATCTCTGGGCAATGTTGTATCTGAGTCAGGCTAAGCCCGGACAGCTTCTTGGGGCAAAGTTTGATGATGTGAGCCATGATATTCTTGTTCTTTCAGCCACAAAAGGACTGAGGGAAAGATGCATTGCTCTTAAGCCAGGAGTTAAAAGAATTCTCCACTCCCGCAGGGAGAAGTATCCTGAAGATGTGTTTTTGTTTCAGAGCCATTCACATCGTACCAAGACAACTCCAAGACCGGTAACGTTAGTTGCATTTAATGCGGCACTGAAAAGGGCATCTATTGGAGTGACCGCAAAAACAGTGAGTAGTAAAAGTGCTTATTATTTAACGCCACTAAGATGAAGTGCCGTTCAATATCGGAAAAGTACGATGGGTAGTGGTGCATGTCTGCGTAGTTGAAGGTATGCACGAAGCGAACACGGGCTTTGCTAATCATTCACCAGCCACATATTTGCGTCTTCAAACATTTCCTCCAGCATGCGGTTCAGCTTTTCCCGATCGCTTTTGCTGGCATCGCTATTCAAGCCGTTCGCCTGCATCGGCTTCACCCTCACTTCGGCATCAGGGAAGATCTGGTGCACTCGCTTCGTCAGCTCTGCCAGAATAATCTCTCTGGCGCCAACCAAACCATCAACATTACGCTTGTCATAGACCAGCTCAACGAACAT